CAATGTGCCATAACGGTGAAAAGGTTTATTTTGACTGGATGAACCCCATTAGAAGGGTTGACTTGTTAAAAACTGGAAAGTTGAGTCTTGACACCATCGGGCTAACGGCTATTACGGCAGCATTTCAGATGGGATGCACCGAGATACATTTAATAGGCATAGATTTCTGCCCTAGCCCTGACGGTCACATATATTTCTATAATGGAAACACAGCCCACCAATATTTCAGACCGGGAAAAGAGCAAGAAATGGTTAGCTTTATCAATAGGGCTATAGAATCCATGAAAGGCCGTGGCGTTAAATTTTTCAATCACTCCCCATATAGCAAGGTGCAAGTATGAGTCTCGTAAGCGACACAATCGATAAAATCAGGGTTGAATTGTCTGACGATCAGTCTGCTAGGTGGACTGATGCACAGATGCTCATTCTTATTAAAAAGTCTGTTGAACGCATGTCCAAGGTGCTGATGAAGGCGAGTGTAAAATTTGCCAAGTCTAGCTATGATTTTTCAACGGTTGCGGGTGAAGACCAATATGCTGTTCCTGCCGACTATATGGCATTAGACAGCCTTTACCGTATTAGGAATGACGACAAGACGGGTTGGGCAGAGGCTGTTGTGTTGCGTAACGACGATGAATGGGAGCGCATGATTAGCGCAACTGAGACAACCAATTGGCGCATTTGGGGAAGTAACATTGAATTGTTTGACATCCCTAGTACAGTTGTGAATTTACGTTTTTATTATTGGCCTAAGATTGACACAAGCGCATGGACCACGGCAAGTACAATGCCTTGGAGCGGTCAAATGGATGAGCCTATCGCTGAATATGTGGCTCTCAGATGCAAGAACATTGACGAAAAAGATTTGAATTGGGATTTGAGGTTGCTTGCTGAAATGAGTGATGACTACCTTGACATATTTGGAAATGCAGAGCCTAGCGCAAGCACCACACAAGGCTTTTATCCCAACAACCACAGTTGGTAGAATATGAGTAGAGCAGCACGAAAAGGACAAGTATCGACGCAGGACTTTAGCCCTGTGAGCGGTGTTAATTACTCGTTAAGCCCTATAGATTTGGAGTCTACAGAGCTGGCACGGTCTATGAATTTGTACTACCCGAGACAGACACGTAGACTGACATCACGCCCACCTATGGCGGCTTGCACATCAGATGTAAATAACCTCGCAACACCAATCTTAAAGGGTTTTAGTTACTATAACGGTACTACTCAATATCTCATGTGTGCTAGTGGTGGCAAGCTCTACTACATGACCAAAGCAACGCTTGATACCACCCCGGCATGGACAGAGATAGGGGCCTTAACCGATAGCACAACCAAGCCAAGTTTTCTGGCATTCAACGGGCTTTGTTTAATTGCTGACGGTGGCACATCTATCCGTTATTGGGATGGAACGACATATGGTGTACTTTCCAACAGCCCGGCTGGGGCAACATGCCTTTTAGAAGCTAGAAATGCTGTATGGTCGAATTCAAGTGATGCAGACGGTGTATATATTTCCACAGCAGAGTTTACAGGCACAGACTTTGATCAGGGCGGCGGTTCCATATCTATCAAGGCTGGGTTTGGTGATGGCCTGTCTGTCAACGCTCTTTGTATTGCCCCCGGTGGTAATGCTGTAGTAGTTTCAAAGGCTAACCCAGAGCAGGGCGAATACCAACTTAGACTCGTGGATGTATCTGACATTGACCGTGCAAATTGGCGTGTTAGTGACCCATTTGTCAATAAACAGGCTGCTCAGAACGCTCACGGTATATTGAATACGTCCAACAGCGTTTTTTTCTTTGATGAAACAGGAATTAACAGAGTAGAACCTACTGACCAATATGGAGATTTGCAGAGCAATCCTGTATTCGGCGATAGAATTAACAAGACTTTTTCAGAGTTTTCTGCTACGGTTAATGAGATTACATACCTTCCATCCATCACGGCTTTCATCCTCCTTATTCAAGGGCATCCGCAACAGTATCTTTACTTCCCTAGAAATAACGCTTGGTGCCCTTGGCGGCTTGCAGACCTTGTCATGAATTCCGTTGTGACCATTGATGGTACCATATACCTTCTAAGTGAAGATGGTATATTATATAAGCTTGACGGCACAAAGACATCTGCAACAGATGAATTAACACAGGGTGGAACCGAGAAGAATATTGCTACATACGGGCGCACAAAGCGTGTTGTGGACCGTGGTTACGATATAAAACTCAGACGCTCAACTATATATCTGACACCGCTACTCGGTGGCAACATCACACTGACCGCAATTCTATCTGACGGTACCACTGAGCGCGCTTTGGGCACTTTTGCTATAGAGGATGGTATAAGTCTGCTAGGGTTGGCTGACGGGCTTCTGGGTGAGGCTACAGAGCTTCTTGGTGATGATGGCGCACAACCATTGTCTAAAACTTTATGGGGCGGTCCTCGTTCCAGTGGAATACAGATAGAATGGAGTGGGGATGGAGTCGGATACGAACTTGATTATATTTCTACTGAATTTGAAGGGCCGTTAGGAGGCTAATATGGGTTTTGGTGGTGGAATTGGCGGCGGTGCTGGTGGCGAGGGCGGCGGTGGGTATGATTCTGGAAATTCTGGTGGTTTTAGTGACACGGTAGCAAGTGGTTATGGTTCATCTTCCGCTGGTCCTGTAATGGACATGATATCAGGAATACTTGGGCCAGCATATTCAACCGGGACTAATTACGCATATGAGATAACACCAACTGGATTGTCTAGAATTGGCACCCCGTCACTTGCTGGGGGGATGATGGGTACCGCAGCTGGTCAGAGGTCGCCTGGATACAGTCAGGCACATTACCAGAATTTACAGGCTCAGATAGTACGCAACGCAGCTGCTAGACGAGCAACAGAGAACGCAGTTTCTAGACAGATTGAGGCTAGATCAAAAGCTAATCCGCATGAGTACGCTAGAGACTTGGGCTTGCTCTCACAAGGTAAACTCGGCGACCTCGCAGCCAAGGGGTATGACGTTTCAGGAATGAGAGGCACTCATACCGGTGGAGGGTTGCTAGGTTCCCTATTCGGGTCTGACGAGGACGCAAAAGACGTTGAAACAATGTCAGAAAATGCAGCCAATATATCTGAACTGGCAACAATAGACCCTGTTACCGGACAGGTCACAACGGTTGGGTATGGCCCAATGTCTCCCGGTTTCGGTGTGTCTATGATGGCCCCGGGCATAGCTCAAAAAGCTGCCGAATACGCGTATGGGGCAACACAAAGCCCAGCAGCAGCTATGGCCGCTGGCAATGCTGTGGGGATGGGTACATCTGCCATAGGTAAGTCTATGCAGCCTAGTGGCTTTAGTGGGTTGGCTGGCCAGGCTCTTACCGGGCTTGCGGGGTTGGCTGGTGTTCCGGGCATGACACAATTAGGGCAAATGGCAGGTGCCATGCAAAATGCTGCTAATCTAAATTACGCGGGGATAACAGCACCAAGTAAAACAGCAATAGAGTCTTATGGCCCTAACGACCAAAACTATCTATTTCAACGTGGACTCCTTGCTTAGTTAATTGGTCCACAATTACGCCTATAACGGCCTCTGGCACGTTTTCATAGTTAATATGAATGTAGGTACACCCACCGCTCAAAATAGTCCACACAAGCAAAAACGGAATAATTAATTGGATCATAACAACCTCACTGTTTACGCAATCGTAAGCACACAAATTTAAACCTGTCAAGGGGTATTTCGATGGCAGATTATGCAGAACAAGCGTTAGAGAAAGCCTACGGGCAAATTGGTGACATTGCCGGAAAGCCTACCGCGCTTTCACCATATACCGAGCGTACAGGGCCTGTCCAGATGGATTATGGCGTCCAGTATCAAGGTGTCGACCCTTACCAGACGACCGGCACAAACTATCAGGACTATCTAACAAGGCTCCAAGCTCCAGTTACTCAGGCTTATCAGCAGAATTTGCGTGATATCCAGTCTCAGATGGGTACTACCGGACTTATGGGTAGCCGTGGCTATGGCATGGCTGATGATACACTTGTTAAAGCTGGTCAGTCTTACGGGCAGGGTTTACTTGGTGCTGAGATGAACGCTATTCAGCAGCAGCAGGAAGAAGAGAAATCGCGTTATGCTGCCGATCTGGCAGAGGCACAGAGACAACAATCTTACGGTGAACAGCAGTTCGGTTGGGATTATGGTCAGCAGCAGCAACAGGCTGATTTTGCTAATCAGGAGGCTGCTAGACAAGACGCATATGCCAACCAGCAGAGGGCTTTAGCAGAACAAACAAGGCTTGAGCCTTACGAGATGTATTCTAGCTTTGCTGGAAGGGCTACTCCGCTTAGTCAAGCTCAAATGAGTTCCGCAAGTGCTTTACAGGCAGCTCAGGCACAAGCAGATGCCGCTAATACCTCAGGTTGGATGGACTTAGCTGGTGCTGGAGTTGGTTTGCTTGGAAGCACATATGGTGATGATGGTTGGAATTTCAGCGACATCGGCAACCTCTTTAGCTGGTAGGCGGGAACTATGGCATTACTCGGAGATAATAGCGGGATAGGTGCAGGGGCCTTTTCAAGAGGCTTCAAAAGCATGTACTTCCCGATGAAACAGCAACAGATGCAACAGGCTGACTTACAGCGCAGAAACGAACGTCAACAACTGATGGGCCAGCGTTATCAGCAACAGCTTAAAATGCAGCAGGACCAATTAGCTTCTCAAGGTCGTAGGGAACAGGCTTCAGCGCAGTTGATGGCTAATCCGGGATTGCTTGGCTCTATAGGGCAGCAAGGACCATTCCAACCCGGGATGGGGTTAGACGCTATTCCTAGCGCTGGCGCAATCCAGTATGCAAGGGAACAAATGACACCTAAACCCGCCGGTTCAGAGTTTGAAAGGCTGGTAGAGATTCGTAATACTTTAGCTCCTAGCGACCCGCGCATACCCATTATAGACGCACGTTTGAATAAAATGTCTACTTCAGCGCCGACAACAGTCATTAACACCGGCGACATAGGTGCTGGCGATAGGCCAATAGTTGACAAGCCCTCAAAGGACTATCAGCGTGTTTGGAGTCCTGAAACTGGAACATATACAGACCAACCAATTCCCGGAAGTGCAGCCGCAACAGAGCGTGAAACCCAGGCAGAGAAAACAGAAAAAAGCGCTTCACTTGAATGGAAAAATTGGGAAGGTACAGCCGACAACGCTATGGACTCTGTTGATAAGGCCCTTGACTATATAGAAGAAAACCCGGCGGCTACCGGCTATTGGGCAAACTTCAATATCAAGGGGTCCCCCGCGTATAATCTTGAGCAATTAATGCTTCCAATTAAATCAAAGGTTGCCCTTGGTAATCTCGGCGCACTTAAGAAGCAATCTGCAACGGGTGCTTCCGGTTTTGGAGCGTTGAGTGAAAAAGAGTTAGCCCTTATTATGGGTACAGAGGGGAGCTTCGATACAGGGCTTGATCCTGCTATATTGATTGATAATTTAAGGGCATACAAAAGCCTAATGGAAAAGGTGAAGTCTGACCCCCAAGCCTTTGGATTTAATCCAGGCGAAATGATGCAAATGAAACCTAGCGGTTCTGGAACATCTAAACGTAAAATATATAACCCTGCAACAGGCATGGTTGAATAATGGCTAAAATAATCGGATTACCAGACGGAACAGAGGCCGAGTTTCCTGATAGCATGAGCGATGCCGACATCTC